AAACATTTTAAAATAAAAACTCCATTACAATATGATAGAGGTATACTATCTAGGAAATGTACTAAATGTGAGAATATTATAAATAAAGAAAGTAGAATAAGAAGAGAGCAAATAGTATTACCTTCTTCTGATTACAAGTGTCCTGTCTGTAAAAAAACAGAAAAAGAAATAAGTACTCATACTTTTGTTGTTGATAAATTTACTTATAAACAAGTTGAAAGAAAGTTTAGAAAAGTTTGGGTAGTAGATCACGACCATGATACAGGTAAGCTTCGAGGTATAATATGTAATCCTTGTAATGTAAAATTAGGAGCTTTTAAAGATAGTATAGAAGAGCTTGGAGAAGCTATTAAATATTTGAGAGGAGATTTTGATGGAAGTACAGGAGTTTAAAGGAAGAAAAGATCATGCTAATTATATTAAGCG